CGAGATGCGTATGATGCTGGATGAGGAAATTGCCCGCGCCATCCTGGTTGGTGACGGCCGTCTGTCTTCCAGCGATGACCACATCAACGAGCTGAATGTCCGTCCCATCTGGACCGACGAAGACCTGTATACCATCAAGGCCAAGGTTTCTGTTGCTGCCAACGCTACCGACACCGAGAAGTGCAAGGCTCTGATTAAGGCAATTGTTAAGTCCCGTAAGGAATACCGTGGCTCCGGCGAGCCCACCATGTTCACCACCGAAGATGTCCTGACCGACTTCCTGCTGATGGAGGACAACAACGGCCGGTATATCTATGACTCCATCGACAAGCTGAAGTCTGTCCTGCGTGTTAAGAACATCGTTACCGTTCCCGTCATGGAAGGCCTGTCCAACGACAACGGTGAGCTGAAGGCTCTGATCGTTAACCTGAAGGACTACAATGTCGGTGCTGACAAGGGCGGCGCTGTCAACATGTTCGATGACTTCGACATCGACTACAACCAGCAGAAGTACCTGATCGAGACCCGCTGCTCCGGCGCTCTGATTAAGCCCTACTCTGCTATCGCTGTCTCCATGGCCACTGCTGCGTAAGGAGATAATTCAAAATGGCTAAGTTTTACGGAGCTATTGGCTATGCAACAACTGTAGAAACCTCACCGGGTATTTGGGAAGAACAGATTACTACGCGCATGTACGCTGGTGATCTTGGACGAAATACTCGGCGTCTTCAGTCTGGAGCGCAGGTCAATGACGACCTGACAATAGCCAATGAAATTAGCATCATTGCTGATCCGTATGCTTACCAGAACTTCCACGCAATGCGCTATGTCGAGTTCATGGGAACTAAATGGAAAATCAGCAATGTTGAAGTTCAGTTCCCACGACTCATTCTCACAACCGGGGGTATTTACAATGCGTAGTCAAGAAGAATTGCAGACTTTGCTCTGTGATGATATTTTGGGTTCTCCCAACGCTTACTTCCAGCCCCCGGCAAATGTGCAAATGAAATACCCTGCGATTGTCTATGCCTTGAAGGGTATCGATACGATTCGTGCTGATAATGGGGCTTACATAACGTTGCCCCATTACGAACTCACTCTTATCGATAAAAAACCCAATAGCCCGTATATTTCGAAACTGCTTGCTTTACCGTATTGCCGTTTCGACAGGCATTACAAGGCTGACAATCTGAATCACTTTACCTTCATTCTATATTTCTAAGGAGGAAATACTATGTCCGCTATTGTTTGGGACAAGACCGGTGAACGTATTTACGAATCCGGTGTAGACCATGGCGTGCTGTACCCCCAGGACGATACTGGTGCGTACGCCGGCGGTGTTGCATGGAATGGTCTGATTGGCATTACCGAGTCTCCCTCCGGTGCTGAGTCTAACCCTCAGTATGCCGATAACATCAAATACCTGGATCTGATGTCCGCCGAGGAATTCGGTGCAACCATCGAGGCCTATATGTACCCCGTGGAGTTCGAAGAGTGCGACGGCACTGCTGAGGTTGCTCCCGGTGTTACTATCGGTCAGCAGAACCGTAAGACGTTTGGTATGTCTTATCGTACCAAGGTTGGCAATGATGTTGCTGGCCAGGATTACGGTTACAAGCTGCATCTGTTCTGGGGTGCAAAGGCTTCTCCTTCCGAGAAGAACTTCCAGACCATCAATGATTCTCCCGAAGCAACTACCTTCTCCTGGGAAGTCACCACTACTCCCGTTGTGCTGACCACTATCAATCCCAAGACCAAGAAGGTCTACAATCCTACCGCATCCATGGTTGTCAACTCCACTAAGGTTGACGCTACCAAGCTGGCTGCTCTGGAGAAGATTCTGTACGGCGATACTGAATCTGAACCTCGTCTGCCCACTCCTGACGAGGTTATCGCTATTTTTGCTCCTGCTGAGGCAGGCTAAGTTTATAAGTCGCGGGGGTCTTAATGGCCTCCGCTTCTTTTATTTTTGAAAGGAGAAAACTATGTACATTTGGAAACACACTTATACCGATTACAACGGTAAAGAGCGAACCGAAGATTTCCATTTCAACCTGTCTAAGGGCGAATGCATGGATATGGAAATGAGTATCGACGGCGGTATGACCGCCTATATTCAGCGCATCATCAATGAGCAGAGCCAGTCCCAGCTCTACGCCTATTTCAAGGATGTTGTCGTAAAGTCTTACGGCAAGAAGTCTCTGGATGGTCGTCAGTTCGTCAAGAATGAGGCTCAGACTCAGGAATTCCTCCAGACCGAGGCGTTCTCTGATCTCATGGTTATGCTCGTATCGAATGCTGATAAGGCTGCGGAGTTCTTCAATCATATTATTCCCAAGGTTAAAGCCTCCTAATCGGGCTTTTTATGGAAGGGAGGCCATAGAGTGCTCCAGTTGAAGATTCCCGCATTCGAGTATTTCGATGATGAAACACAAACTTTCCATTATGTAAAAGATACGATTTTACGGATGGAACATTCTCTGGTTTCGATTTCAAAATGGGAATCGCGATGGTGTAAACCCTTTATCTCCAGTAAGAAAAATGTTGAAGAAACGATTGATTATGCCCGATGTATGACCATTACCCAGAATGTTGATCCAGCAGTATATTTTGTACTTACTGATGACCACATTAAGGCTATTAACGATTACATTGAGCTTCCGATGACTGCTACTACTTTCACCGAGGATCAGAACAAAAAGTTTAATCGGGAAGTTATTACAGCAGAAATAATCTATTACTGGATGATTGCTCAGAATATTCCTTTTGAGTGCCGAACTTGGCATTTGAATCAGCTTATCACTCTGATTCGGGTTTGCAGCATTAAGAATTCGCCTCCTAAAAAGATGAGTGCTAAGGAACGCGCAAGTCGTAATAGAGCATTAAATGCCGCTCGCAGACAGGCATTAAACTCTAAGGGGTGATTCTTCACTCGTGATACGCATTAAACATAAAGGCAACTTTAATAGAACTGAGAAGTTCTTGACAGGTGCCCAAAAGCTCAAGATCAGGAATATTCTTGATCGGTACGGAAGAGAGGGAGTCAACGCCTTAGCTTCCGCAACGCCTATTGAATCCGGTAAAACAGCCGATTCATGGGAATACACAATTGAAATGGGCGGTGGATCTTACGCTATCTATTGGACAAACTCCAATGAGAATCAAGGTGTAAACATCGCCCTTATTTTGCAATACGGTCATGGTACGGGCACTGGCGGCTATGTACAAGGCCGCGATTTCATTAACCCCGCCATTAAACCGATATTTGACGCAATCGCAGATGCGGTATGGAAGGAGGTTACTAGCTTATGAGCAGTGTTGATAATCGTATTGTGCAAATGCAATTCGATAATCAGCAGTTTGAGAAGGGCGTCCAGACGAGCATCAAATCTTTGGATGCACTTAAGAAAGGCTTGAATCTGAACGCCTCAGCGAAGAGCCTTAATGAACTCGGTAAAGTTGGTAAATCTTTCTCTCTGGAAGGTATTGCAGCCAATGTCGAGCATATTTCTCAGAAATTCTCGGCTATGGGCATTATTGGCATAACCGCACTGCAAAATATCGCTAATCAGGCTATCCAGACTGGCGGTAAGATGCTTAAAGCGCTTACCATTGAGCCGGTTATGACTGGTTTTAGCGAGTATGAAACCAAGGTCAACGCTATTCAGACAATTCTGTCCAATACCTCTAGCAAAGGCACCACTATGGCCGATGTTACGAGAGTCATTGACGAACTGAATACTTATGCTGATAAGACCATTTATAATTTCGCTGAAATGACGCGAAATATTGGTACCTTTACGGCTGCTGGCGTCGGCCTTGAAGAATCCGCAGCAGCAATCCAGGGTATTGCCAACCTCGCTGCTGCATCTGGCTCTAGTAGTCAGCAGGCATCTACTGCAATGTATCAGTTATCTCAGGCTTTGGCAGCAGGTACTGTCAAGCTGATGGACTGGAACTCTGTAGTTAATGCCGGTATGGGTGGTCAGAAATTCCAGGAGGCGTTAAAAGAAACGGCTCGTGAAATGAGAAAGACCAATAAAGACTACAAGCACGACGTTGATGCTCTGATTAAGAAGAATGGTTCCTTCAGAGAGTCTCTTCAGGCCGGTTGGATCACAGCCGATGTTCTTAATGCCACTCTGCAGAAGTTTACTGTAGAGGGCGCTAGGGAATATGCTCAGAGTATGGTTGAATGTGGCCAGTATACTCAGGAACAGGCAGATGCTTTGATTGCAGAAGCCATTGCAATGGAAGATGCTGCTACTAAGGTTAAGACTTTTACTCAGTTGTGGGATACCCTTAAGGAATCTGCACAGTCTGGTTGGTCTAAGTCTTGGGAACTTGTCGTGGGCGACTTCGAAGAGGCAAAAGCGTCTTTGACTGAGATTTCTCAGATCGTTGGCGATATGATTAACGCCTCGGCAGATAAGCGTAACGCTGTTTTGTTTGAGTCTCTCTCTTCTGGCTGGAAGAGGCTTGTAAACGAAGGTGTTCCTGATGCTGAATTCTTCCAGGATACCATCGTTCAGGTTGCTTCTAAATACGATGAAAGTATTGCCAAAATGGTCGCTGATAGCGATAGCTTTGAAGCTTCTTTGAAAAACGGATGGCTTACTACAGACATCTTAACAGAGTCCATTGGCGAGTATGCTAAAAAACTTAATGAGCTGACTGAAGAGCAGTGTGAGGAATATGGCATTACTCAGGAGCAGATTGATCGATTTAATGAGTTGCATACAGCAATTCAAAATGGAGAGATCTCTATTGAGGAATTTGTTGAATCCTTCACTAAACTAAGCGGTCGTGAGAAAATCTTTGAATCTCTCAAAGAAACTATCCGCTTCATTAGTGAACTGATTCAGCCTATTTCTGCAGCATTTGATTCTATATTTGGAATTGATGCCGCACAGCTTACTGGCATGATCGATGGGTTACTCTCGTTTACCCAGAGTCTAAAAGTAAGCGAAACCACAGCTGAGAATCTACAGCGTACATTCTCCGGACTGTTTGCGATATTTGATATGGGCGGTAAAGCTGTCCGTGCAATCGCAAAAGGGTTCGGAGATTTAATTATGTATCTTGCCCCCGCAGGTTCAAGTTTCCTTGAATTTACGGCTGGCATTGGCGACTATCTTGTTGGATTGAATGACTCTGTAGACGCTACGAACATTTTTGGTACAACTGTCGATAAAGTCACGACAGCGATTAAGAATATTCTTAGTGGCTTGAAGTCTTTTGGCGAAGTAGTTTCCTCTCTCTTCTCTGGTACTGAGCTTACAGGTTCTCTTGAGAAATTTGCTCCTTTGATCGAGAAAATTCGAGAACGGTTCCAGCCTCTTGTTACTCTTGGTGGCGCGGTAGGAAAAGTCTTCGAGGGACTTGGTAAGGTACTTACTGCCGTATTACCCTTGTTTGCTTCCCTTGGTACTGCTATTGGCAATGCACTTAACAAACTTGCTTCTTGGATCAGCAATGGCATTCAGAAGATTGACTTCAATGCGGTATTTGATGCCCTTAATACAGGCCTTTTTGCCACGATCCTTGCTGGTATTTCTAAGTTTGTCAAAAATCTGAATGATGCTCTTGATGATGGCTTAGACGGTGTTCCGTTTAT